CCGCGTCCCACGGGACAGGGCTATCAGCAGGGGCGTCTAGTTTGTACCCTTCAGCTTTTTCAGGACGGCCCAGTTGGGTAAATACCTTGTCCAGTTTGGCTTGCTTTTCGGCGGGGGTGTCTTTGTCGGTGGGGAGACGTAAGGACCCCCCGACCAGCTTCTCCGCATTAACCAGGCTCTCAGCCACGTCCTTGACGCTTTTGCCTTTGAAGTTCTGGAGGGTGGGGTTGGATTTGAGGCCATCGGGCAACTCATCGAACCAGCTAGAAGGGGCTGTGGAGGTTGTGTCGGTGACGGGAGAGATGGAGGCGGGCTCAACCGGCAGCGAACCAGTGGTCTCCACAGCCACAGGGGTTGATAGCACGGATGGGGCAGATTGTCCAGCGACTGGGTCAGCCATGGTCAGACTCCTCTATCGTAAAAGAAGGCGATGCCGTCGCCTGCGGGTTGTGGGCGAGACCAATAAGTTGATAGATCGCAGCGACGACTCTGTGAGACCCTACGTTCACATGCGTCCCGTCGGGGTCACCAGGGACATGAAGGTTGGTGGTGAAGAACAACCTATCTAGCTCCTTAAGGGTACGCTGGCCTGAGTCAGTGGAGAAGGTGGTAGCGAAGGCTTGGGCCATAGCAAGGTCGGCTTTGGTAAAGGTCACGCCGGTCCTGCTCCTTGCTCCTTGGGCATCACGGCAGCGGCAGCTTGCGCCATGTTTTTCATGTTGCCGGTGGTGAGCTGACCCATTTCGGCTTGGGCACGCTGGGCTTCGGCTTCCTGGCGGGCCGCTCGCACACCATCACGGTCCTTGGTGCTACGGAGGTACTTGGCGGGCACACCGTTGGTTTCAGCGATGCCTCTAAATGTGACATCAGTGTCGAGGTTGTCTACAACGTCAGGGGCTGCGGCTGCGAGGGGGCCTGCAAGCTGGAGGGTTTTCTCTATCGCCACTACTGTACTGGTTCGCTGGACACGTGTCAAGGGGCTTTCATACTCCACGTCGATGGTGGCGAGGCCTTGCTGTTGAGCTTCGAGCACGAGGGGAGGGGGTTCAGGAATCTCACCGGCTTTCCACATTTCCTCAAACACAAAGTTAAGCAAGGGACGGGCGTACTCTTCCTTGAGCCGCCCAAGCTGTGGGCCCAGCAACCGTTGCATGATCTCCAGCAAGCTCTGTATCTCAAACGCAGTCATGTAGGGTTTGTTGGGGAGCTGGAGCTGGTCGGCAAAGAAGGCGTTACGGATCATCAGGCGTAGCTGCTCTTCCTGAAACTGCGCCACATCAAACTTCGCGCTGGTTTGGAACTCTTTTACCGCGTCGGGGTTGCGGACGACAGTACGGGTGCCAGCAGTCATGCGGAGCTTACCGATCACGCCGTCGTCTACCGTGAGGATCGGGGGGTCGATGGCCTTGGCCCACTGCTTAAACCGCATCTCTACCGCCCGGTTGAGGGACGCAGTGTCGGGGTATGCCACGTCTCCTTGGCCGGTGCCGTACTCTTCGTCGCTGGCTTTGTCCCAGCGGGGAACAAGGTAGCGGAAGTTTCGATAGGCGCGGGCTTCAAGTTCTTGCTTGCTGTCTTTTTCGAAGTAGCGGGACTCGTAGCCTTGGCGGTCACTGGTGCTCTCCTTAAAGGGTTGGAAGGTGTGCAAAATCTCGATCATCTCGTCGGGGGTATGCGCGAGCTTGTTTTTGAGTTTCTCGCTGAGTCGTGCATGCCACTGAGAGTCCACCGCATGCAGGGGGAGCTTGAACTCACGGTTGAGGGTTTTGATGGACCCATCGAACTCCTCGGTAAGCACGTACTTGCCGGTGGGCATGGTCCTAAACCTGAACCCCCCAAAGCCCCCGGTGGGCGCGATACTGGACTCCATCCACATACACGCGGTCCCAAACACCACGAGGTCTTGGTAGAGTTGGTTGGACTCAGACCCAAAGTTGGACTGCTGGAGCGCCAGGAACATGCGGGTGGCCACTTCCTCCAGCCACATCTGTGTCTCCCAGTCGTCGTTGAGCGGCTGGTAGCGCATCTTGAGTCCAAAGAACTGAAACTCCGTGCTGGTAAAACTCCCCGACAGGGCCGACGCGAGGTCATGCGCAGCTTTCAAAGCCGTTCCATCGAACATTTGTTGGGTTCGAGGACTGCCGGGGGTGTAGTGCCACCTGATCGAAGCACGGGTGGGGCGCATCAGGTGAGCGAGGTTTTGCCATTTTTGCTCGTAGGTGGCGCGGCGCTGTACGAGCGCGTCGTGGCGTTTGAAGCGGGAGGTGAGTTGGTCGGGGGCTAGAAAAGGTAAGGCCATAGTTTATCCTAGGACACTCTTCCTCGCCTCGTTGGGCTGGAGGGTCGCGGTGGCAGTAGGCGCTGTTCCTGGTAATCCCAGCCCTCCAGTCAACACACTAGACGTTCGCTTAGCCGCCCGCTGTCGGCGAGCCTCGGCTTCCTTGGTTTGGACCGCGTTTTGTGCCGCCACCACCCCGAGGCGCTGCTTCTCTGCGAGGTCAGCGGCACTGGTGTCAGGCTTCGGGGGTTTAGGAGCAATAAAATTCTTGGCTATGTCTGAGACAAGCAACGACGCCCCACCTGTTACTGGTGCAAGCGCATAGCTCATAATATTTTTGGCTCCGCCACCCATATCAATACCCTCGTTTCTTTTTGCGTGCCATGTGACTCCTTACCAGCCGAAGCGAATAAACTCCCAGTAAAACTCCAGCACCATGATCACTACAATACCGAGAAACACCACCATCGCAGGCGCCAGCGCGTCATCGGGCTGGAGCAACCCCGTAGCAGGCGTCGAGTCGTTGCTGGAGTCCTCGCAAGCAGGGGCGCGTGACAGTGTAGGAGGTGGGGTCAAGGTCGCCTTGTGGGGTGTAGGATTCATGGACTTCACAAAAGAACGGTTCAACCTTGGGGCTTAGGAGGGTGCAACTGGTCAACCCGATCCATACCAGCAGCCAACTCATCAGCTTCAACCTGGCCCAGCTTGTGACGAGTATCATGTTTGGTGTTCCAGTAACTCACCAGCACCGGCACCAGGGCCGTCAACACACTGAGCATTCCCAGCACGAGTGCCACTAGGGTTTGGGCGCATCAGGCTTGTTGGTAAACCACGCCTTAACCGCAACGAGCACCGCGACACCCAGCCCCAGGTAAAACACCGGGTTGGTCCAGCCGATGCTGCCGTCTGCGTTGGCCGTGGTGTAGAAGTCAATCGCGGCCACCCCGATGGCTTGGGCCAATCCAAACCAGTTCACTTTGCTGTCGTTGGTCATGGTTTCTCCTTAGTTATACGCTGGCTCGGTGTCAAACTCACTCTCGTATTCGCTTTCTACTCTATCGTGCATGGGGTCGAAACGGGTTTCATAATACTCAGGGACCTTGCGGGGCTTGAGGTCTTTGATACCCAGGCACAGGGTTTCTAGCGCGTTGGCCCCGTGGGACGCCCAGTTGTGGTGGGGTTTTTGCTCGTACTCCTGCTTGTCCTCGTTGAATTTTTTGTGGTAGCTGGCAAGCGCATCGGTGCCTGAGTGCCCACGATACTTCACCTTACCAGTGGACTTATCATGGAAGGTCATCCGAGGAAACAGCCTGCGACACACGCCGATTTTCTCTTGCACATCCAGCTTAGCGACCACCCTGACCGCGACCCCCACCTCACTTAACGCTTTCACCGCGATCTCCTCCCCTGAGCGCCCAGTGCCCCAGTCTGTCTTGGCGCTGTCAAACGGGAGGTACACCTCGCTGTTGCGCCAGGGCTTGTCCATGGTGTGTTTGAAGTAATGGAAGAAGTCCTCGCCCACGGCTTCGTAGTAGTCGATGAGGCGAATCTCGTTGCCGATGAGCTGCGCGTACCAGATGGCCGTGGGGTCCTCAGTACCAATATCCCACCCACTGATCACCTGAAACTTAGGGTCGTGTGGGTAAAAACCCACACGCTCTTGCTTGAACGCTTCACTGAGCAGCCGACCATAGTAGCTTCCTTGCATGGGGGCGTCGAAGGAGCAGTAGTATTCCTGCTGTGCCAAGTCAGGGTCCATGCCGTCCTTGATTTCGTCCTCCACGTCCTGGGGGGTCATCACAGGGGTGCCGTCGCTCTTGGTGGTGTCGAGGATGCTCAAGTGGCTCACAAACCAGGTGTCGGGGTTTTCCATCGCGCTTTGATACAGCCGGTACCCGTGGTTGCGGCCCCGTGGTGTATAGAGAAACCACGCGAACCCGCCGTTCTCCTTGAGGATGGGTCTGGTCAGCTCCCAGGCCATGGGGTTCTGGAGGGGGTACTCGCTAAACCCGCAGCCTATGGGGTTGACGCCTACGATGTTCTGGTTGATGTTGTCGGTGCCGATGATCTGGATGAGCGAGCCGTTGGACAGCTCTAGGCGTAGGTCGGTTTCGTTTTTGTCCACAATCAGCTCTTTGGGGATGTAGTCCAGGAACTGCTTGCCTTCCTTGTCCATGCCTTTCCAGATGGTTTTTTTACCCAGCGAAAACGTGGGCCAGTAGTAGTTGTAGAGCCCTTTGCGTTTGAGGGCCTCGCCTGCGAGCAGGGTGAGAAAATGGAGGTCCTTGCCGTGCCTGCGGGGCCATATACACAGCCCTCGCTTCACCCCATTAGCGCGTGCCTTAAAACTCGGCACCTGGTAGGGCCGGGGCTCAAACGGAAACGTGATGGTGTCGCCTTGTCTACTCATCGTGAGGAAATTTCTCGCAGAAGGTTTTGAGAATAGCTGCGTCTAGCTTACGCGCCTGTGCTGCTGCAATCTCAAGGCAACGTTGGTCCAGCCAAACTTCAAACTTTCCTATGACAGGAAACCCATCCTCAACAGGCAGAATAAACTTATACATGCCCCTCCAGCACCTGCTTCGTCCACATTAGATACTCAAACTCCACCGCCATATACCCCGCTTGCCCACACCGGCTGCACGCAATAAACCCCGTACACCCCCCGAGCCCACGCCACTGGTGGGCACACTCACACAGCGCCGCCGTGTCCTCGTCTATGAAACCACGCTGGACACCTCGATTGTCCGTGTCAGTTGGTCGTCGGGGAGCATCCATGCGGGCAACTCTACCTTATGCACCACCGTGATGGTTTGCTTGGCGGGCGGGGACTTAATACCGATGATCTCGTCGAGGGCTCGTGAGGCTTCTAGCTGTGTACGGGTATCAGGGTCAGACCGCTCGTCCTCGATGGTGCCGTTAAAGCTGGCATACGTCTTTTTGGTCGCCTCTAGCAGCGCGAGCTTCTTATCAATACTCGCCTTGGCTATACGGGCTAGGCTGTCCTCGTCGAACCCCGCGAGTGCTAACAGGCGGGCTCTCGGGTCGTCCTGGTCCCCTGCCCCTTGGTACCCCGTCGGGTATCTCAACTTCGGTGGCAAGCTCGGGTTTGAGTGCGAGTCGGTGGAGCAGGATTTCGGTCGGGTAGAGCACCCGGACTCGGTGGTGGTTCCAGGGCTTGTCACGGGTAATGCGGACGTAGTGCGGCGGGAACCCGAGCTTGCGACTGAGGCGTCTGAGGGTGTTGACGTGGATGCCAAGGTCGTCCGCAACGGCTTGGTAGTACCTCGGCTTTTCGTCATGGGCGATAAGGTCGTTGAGGGCGACGAGCATGTGGCATACGGCTCATTGTCTGTGGCATGATTATTGCCAATTCCTATGCTAGACTCTATTATACCACAGTGACATTTTCCACACACCCCTGTCAACTTTCATGCCCCCAGGTGTAAACTGTGTCATTTACCCCACACCTCGCCAACATGAGAAAATTTTCAATTTTCCCCAGGAGTTATAAAGTGCGTGACGGTCTAGACGCATGCCACCCGCCCGCGTGGTTTTCGGGGTGGGGGGCCTGTTTTCGTTTTAGCACAGGACACCGTCCCAGTAGACACATAAATATAGGCCAGTAGTCTAGTCTAGACTATACTACCACTCAAAAAAGGGGTATCAGAGCCCAGCCAGCACCTCACAGACCTGCCCCCATAAGCTATTGATACTCACCCCGCGCAGATCAGCGACAGGGACAAGGACAGAGCGTAGTTTTAGACCCTGTGTGTTATCAAGCCACTCAGGTTTACCGGCGAGCAAGGTATCGAGGCGAGGGGCAAGGGCTTT